GTTGACCAAGACCTGTTCTTTGCTATCCGCGCACACATGAAGCGCACCGGTGATCTTCTGGGTAATCGCGTAATCAACAGCTCGCCAATGCTTGGCCCAACCAGAGGATTTAGAAATCACCGAGGTAGGACAGCTTGGAAGCCAGGCACTTTCAAGACTGAGGTTTCTGGCCGTAATGCTCGCAGAGGCGTTACAGGTGCAACACCTTTACTATCTGTCAAGTTCGGCGGTGCAGCCCTCAACATCGCTGACATGGCAGGTAAAGTAAACAAAGTTCGCAAGTCGGAAACTAGCACATACCCTTGGCGTGGCACTCGCCGTAAGCACACAGTGACCACGCAGGGCCAGATTATGATTGCTGCTTTGAAAGGCAGACCTTCACGCTACATCTGGTCAGAGGCTGAAGGTCAACTCCCACTTATCCAGGCAAGCGTTCTAAGTGGTGTCGAGGAATACATGACTAGCGTAAATCGCAAGTTACAAGTCACAAAGGATGCTGGCTAATGTCAATCAATATTAACATCCTCAGCAACTTCAATGGCTCTGGCTTTGACAAGTTAGAAAAAGAGCTAAACCGACTAACTACTCCAATGGAAAAAGTCGGAGCTGTATCTAAGGCGCTAGCCCCTGCCGCAATGATCGGCCTAACAGCTTTGAGTGGTATGGCTGTTGGTGCATTGCGAGCCGCCGAGGAAGCTCAGGTTGCTAACAACAGGCTTGACAGCGTTGCTCAATCAATGGGCTTGTTTGGTGCCAACACTAAAGGCGTAACCGACAGACTCAAAGCCTTTGCCGATGAAACAATGAACAAGATTGCTGTTGACGATGAGCTAATCAAGTCAACACAGGCACAGCTTCTAACCTTCAAGGAATTAGCCGCAACCGCTGATGTGGCTGGTGGTGCTTTTGACAGGGCAACAATATCGGCTTTTGACATGGCAGCAGTATTAGGTGGATCAGGCGAGGAAAACGCAGTCCGACTTGGTAAGGCTTTGCAGGATCCAATTTTGGGTCTGACAGCTCTCCGAAGGGCTGGTGTTCTATTTAGCGATGAGCAAGAAAAGAGCATTAGAACTTTTGTAGCTGCTGGAGATACCTTAAGCGCGCAAAACATGATACTTGACGAGCTTGAAACTCAATTTGGTGGAGCTGCCGAGGCAACCGCAACTGACTCAGCCAAGATGAGTATTGCTTTTGGAGAGATGGCAGAATCTATTGGTACTGCCTTGATTCCAATCCTTACCGCTGTTACACCATTGGTTGTTGCTTTCTTCAATTATGTGGCTGAGAACTCTGGTGTCTTTACTGTGCTTGCCGGTATCTTTGCTGCCCTTGCTGTATCTATCTTGGCTGTCAACTTTGCCCTAAACGCTAACCCCATTGTCAAGGTGATTACCCTGGTTGCTGCTTTGGCTACTGGACTTGTTATCTTGATTGACTACTTGGTCAAGCTCTATGGTGGCTGGGACAAGCTGTTCAAAGACATCGGTACTTGGCTTGTTAACTTTGTCATTGGTTTCCGTAACGCTATAAATGCTATCGGTGGTTTCTTTGCTGCTGTCTTTGGAACAATAGGTGGCATTGCTAGGGGTGCGCTCAATGGGGCACTCGCTTTTGTTGAGGGCTACATCAACTTTATTATTGGCGGTATCAATGGACTTTTAGGTGCAATCAACCGAGTCCTTGGAGCTGGCAAGGCAATAGGAATAAATCTCCAGATACCTTCAATCCCAACCCTAAGCATCCCAAGACTTGCCGAGGGTGGAATAGTAATGCCACGACCAGGTGGGGTGCTTGCCAACATCGCTGAGGGTGGACAGGCTGAGGCTGTTATCCCTCTAAACAAGATGAAAGACTTTGGTGGCAAGGGTGGAAACACTTACAACATAACTGTAAATGGTGGTGTTGGCTCAGGCGCGACTATCGGTAAGTCAATCGTTGACGCTATCAAAGCCTACGAGCGAAGCTCTGGGGCTGTCTGGCAAGGTGCCTAATGTCAGCACCAGCAGTCAAGGTCGAGCTTTCTATTGATCTCGGCAACCTAGACGACACAGCTTTTAAGCTTGACGACCCAGAAAAGGGTGAACTAGATAACACAATCTACAAGCTTGGTGGCCCAAGGCTTTTTGACATTACCGACAGACTGCTATCTACCTCAACTACAAGAGGAAAGTCTCAAGCACTAGATCGTATTGATGCTGGAACAATTGACATCACTCTTGATAACTCGGACAGATTATTTGACCCACTTTATGAGGCTGGCTTCTATTATGGTCAGCTTATTCCTGGTAGAGAGGTAAGGGTTAGCTGTAACGGCTATCCGGTTATCTATGGCTTTATTGATGACCTTGACATTATCTACCAACCAAGCAATCGGTCTGTTGTAAGCATCCAAAGCTCAGATGCACTTAGCAACTTGACCATAAACAACTTGCCAGCAGTCAGCCCTGCTGCCGAACTATCAGGTGCTAGGGTCACTCGAATCCTTGACCTGCCAGAAGTAAATTGGCCTAGCGATAGACGGAGCATTGACACCGGCGACAGCTTGCTAAGTAACATCGCTATCACCGAGGGAACACAGACAGTTGCCTACCTTCAGTTGGTTGCTACTAGCGAGGCAGGGGATGTCTTTATCTCTAAGGATGGCAAGTTTGTATTCAAGGAAAGAAACTCAGCGCCAGGAACGATTGATGTTTCCTTTACCGATGAGGCCTCAGTCTCAGGATTTACAGTTATTCCTTTCGCTGACCTTGAGGTTGTTTATGGATCAGAGCAGTTATACAACCGCATAGTTCTAAGCAATAACAAGGTAGTGCCTGATGAGGTGCTTGCCGAGGATGCTGAGTCACAAGGAACCTATGGCCCAAGGTCTTACAGCGCCACAGGGCTTCTAAATGACTCAGCCGCTGACCTTCAGTATCTGGCTGACTTCTTGCTGGCTAGATTCAAAGAGCCACAATACCGATTCCAAAGCTTGTCAGTTATCTTGGATGTGCTTTCCGAGGCCCAACAGAATAAAGTCCTTGAACTAGAAATCGGCGACATTGTAAATGTTAGGTTTACACCCTCAGCTATCCCACCGGTCATTGAGCAGTATTGCAGGGTCATCGGGGTTAGCCATGATTGGTCTAACAATGAAAAGCGTGTCAACCTGTCGCTTGAGAGATTGGACTTTACCCTGTTCGTTCTTGACAGCGTTCTATTCGGCACGCTTGACGATGACCGCTTGAGCTTCTAACTGCTAAACTACAAACAACACAACTAAGGAAAACAATGCCAAGAAAAGTATTTACCGCTGGTGAAGTTTTAGCCGCAGCGGATGTCAACAGCTTCCTAATGGACCAAACTGTTATGACCTTTGCAGGTACAGCAGCTAGAGGCTCAGCTATTGGAACCGCCGTAGAGGGTATGGTGACATACCTAAACGACTCTGATACACTGCAAATACACAATGGCACAGCATTTGTGCCTGCTGTTAGTATCGGAGCTTGGATTTCTTATACTCCGACCACTAGTAACTTAACTCTTGGCAACGGGACTATTACTGCTAAATACAATGTCGTTGGTAAAACAATCTTTTTAGCTATTCGATTTGTCTTAGGTTCAACAAGTGCTATAAGCGGTTCCCCTACTTTTACTCTTCCATCTGGATTTACTTCGGCTCCGCTTAGCACTTTTTCTCCTGTTGGAACAGGCTTAGCTACTATTTCAAGCACCAGTTACATTATGACTTCTGTAGCAATCAGCAGCAACAGAGTGGCAGCGGTTGTAAACAACGCTAGCGGAACTTATGCTAGTGGAACTGACATCAGTAGCACAATTCCTGCGACTTGGGCTACTGGAAGCATCTATGAAATAAACGCAAAGGTCGAGATTGCATAATGTTTAGTTTTACTTGTAACGAAAAAGACTGCGCTAATGAAAATGTTGAATACAACGTTCCAGGGAATTCACCCGTAGTCGAATGTGGTGGCTGCAAAGAAACTCTTTCTGGAACTAACGAAAGACCAGACCCAGTAATACCAGAGCGTAACTTCGGGCTTCCTGAGCAAAACTAATGGCTGAGGAAACAACTTCGGTTCGCATCACTCAAGCAGACATCTACAAGAAGCAACTTGAGCATGGCGAGATTTTAGTCAAGGTCTTACAGAAACTAGATCACCTTGACGATGTGCCAGAGCGCCTTAGAGAAGTAGAACTAACCCTTGCCAGGCTTGCTTGGATTGAGCGCGTTGCCTACACAGGGCTAACAGGATCAGCAATAGCAATCATTGGCTTGATAGCCGCAACGATAGGAAAATAATGACCTCATGGATTAGACCGGTAGATGGTGGCAGTATCTCTGACACCTTCGAGGGACACAAGAACCGAGCAAAGCCAGCCCTAAACCCTGGCATTGATTACGCTGTTGGTACCGGCACCCCAGTCAAAGCAGTTGCTGATGGAACTGTCACAGGCATTGTTCCTACCTTTACTGGCTCTGGTGGTCGAATGATTTTTATCAGCTTCCCATCAGGTCACAACGCTGACTACCTACACCTATCACGCATTGATGTTGTTGCTGGTCAGCAAGTCAAGCAGGGTCAGGTCATCGGGCTTTCTGGTGGATCAGGTCTTGGCAAAGAAAACGGATACGGAGCACACCTTCACTTCTCATTCCGCGTTGGTGGGAAGCCAACTATGGGTGCTGGGAACATTGACTACGAAGCTTTCCGATGCGCTCCTACAAGTGCTATTCCTAGCAAACCTGCTGCACCTGCTAAGCCAGCTAAGGCTGGGTCAAGGGCGTACCGAGGCACAGAGCTAAAGCGTGGCGAGCCAGCAGGTCCAGATGTTCTTTACTTACAAAACAAGCTAGGTGTAAACCCACCTGGACCATTCGGTCCGATGACTCACAATGCTGTTGTTGCTTTCCAAAAGAAGCATGGACTACTAGCAGACGGCGTTGTTGGCCCTCTAACTTGGTCAAAGCTCGGATAGCTTGCTCAAACAATTACAAACTTCAAAAAGCCTACGGATAATCTCTGTGGGCTTTTTTGTTTTCTTTATGGTCTGGCAACCTATCCCTGCCTATGCCGCACAAGCTTCAGCAACTGTAATTTGCCAGAACTCAAACGGAGATCAGCAGACCTTCGGGATTGGATGGAACAATGAAAACGACTACTTCTTGGATAAGGGCAACATTCCCCAGCACTTTTGCGAGGGTGGCTTTGCTGGTGAATTCACCACTTTTGTTAGCGTGGTATCTATTGACGGCGGTGAGCTGGATTCTGCTTTGCTTTACCATCCTGGTTATGTTCCTGATCCCGAGCCTGACCCTGTACCATCTGTTGGGCCTAGTCCAGAAGTTACTCAAGAACCGGAAGTGATTGAGCCAAGTGCAGAGCCAAGTGTCGAACCTACACCTGAGCCAGAGGTAGTAGAACCTAGCCTTGAGCCAACCCCTGAGCCTACGATTGAACCCAGCCCTGAACCTACTGTTGAACCTCAGCCTGAACCTGCCCCTCCCCCACCAGTTGAACCCACGCCAGAGCCAGAACCTACTGTAATCAGCCCTGTAAGCCCCGTAGAGCCGATTACACCCGAAACAACCCCATCACCTACCCCAACCCCTGAAAACACGCCTACGCCCGTTATAGAGCCTGAAGTCGAGCAAAGTTTGATAGAAAACATAGCAGCCTTGCCTCAACTAGCGTTAGAACAGCTTGCTAAACTTGGAGAGAACCTACGCTCAATCGGCTCTGATTTAAGTCCAGAGGTGCGAGAGCAGTCGCAACAAGTGATCGTTGCTTCTGTGATTGTTACCCAAGTCGCATTGGCAGGTAGGAAGTTTTGAAGTTTCTAAAAGACCAACTAGATCAGTCTTGGACCATTCTTGGCTTAGGCATCGCTTGGGTAGTGCTTGAAGGCACAGCCAAAGACTTTGTAGGTTGGGCAATCATCGTGACAATACTCATCTGGGCAGCAACTTACCCTTTACGAAAGGACTAACTTATGTGGTTAGACATCATTAGACGAACTTTTGCAGTAATCATCTTGAAGGTCACCGGTATCTTTGTCGGTGGAGCTGTCATCGGACTTGAGGTTATCCAGGCTGTTGCTATGGCTGCCTTTGCTGGTGTGATTGATGTAGCTCAAGAGCTATCTCGGTCTTACCTTGCAGACGGCAAGATTGACCCAGACGAGCTAAACAAGAGCTTTGGCAAGATTGCCGATAAGTCAGGCCCTAGCTCGAAGTCCTAAGCTTTACCCGTTCCTCATAGGTAGTGCCACCCCAAATGCCCTGCATACCTGCTGATAGGGCATAGTCAAAGCACCTAAGCCTGACAGGGCAGTCATCACAGACTTCTTTGGCTACCTTGATCATTGACTTACGCATCTCTGGGTCATGCTCATCCTCTGGGAAAAAGACCTCTGGGACCGAGGCACATTGAACCCCATCATTGTTTCTTATTGCTTCTTGCAACTCAATATATTTGCGTTCAATCTGGCGTAATGTCATAGGCTCACACTAGAGTAAAGACACATCAAATAGCAAAGCCACGCCGAGAGAGTTAGCGTGGCCTTGCGACAAGGAAAAGAGAGGGAAACCTTGCCAGTAAACAAATTATCACCAGAAACAAATGAGTTGCTTGATGCAGTCCTATTAGGAGACTTTGCCAACGGCAGTCAAGAGTGGCACGATCTACGCAACGAACCAGGTGCAGTTGGTGGCTCAGACATCGCAGCCATTACCGGACTAAGCACTTGGGAATCGGCAATAACTAAGTGGGCAAAAAAGACAGGTCAGATACCTGATGAAGTCACACCGAATATGAGCATGAAGCTCGGCACAATTCTTGAGTCACCTATCTTGAATTTGTTTGCTGATGAGCATCCTGAACTAGAAATCTACGAAACAGGAACATGGGCGAATAAAGAAAACCCTTGGGCTAGGTCTAACCCTGATGGACTTTACAAAGATGCTGACGGCAACTGGGGAATCATCGAGGTCAAGTTCTCACGCGACTATTGGAGTGGAGTCCCACAGGCTTATCGCGCTCAGGTTCTTTGGTACATGAGAATCTTTGGAATCAAGCAAGCTAAGTTAGTTGCGCTCGCAGGTTCTAGCTACATGGAGTTTGACATCGAGTGGGATGAGTTTGAGGCGCAGACACTTTGGGATGCTGCTGTCAGATTCAGACAGGCTTGTCTAGAGATGAAGATGCCTTACTGGGATGGAAGCAACTCAACCCTAGAAACAATCAGAGCCTTATCACCTGGCATTGTTGACACCGAGGTTGACCTTGACGATCTAGGGATGCACTACCTCAACTCGGTTGACGAGTTAGAGAAAGCTACTGTCAAAACAACAGAGCTAAAAGCTAGAGTTATACAAGCAATGGATGGGGCTAAGCGAGGTCTAGTCTTTGGTGAGCATCTGCTCAGCCTTAGATCAAGAGCTGGTGGCGCACCTTACCTACACCACGAAAAGGGGAAGTAAATGGCACAGTTCAACCTAAACGATTATGAAACAGTAGAGCAGCGCATCAAGCGTTTCTACAAAGACAACCCAGAGGGTCGGATAATTACCGACAACATCACCACAGTTCAAGACCGACAGGTTGGGACTTGGGTTACCAAGAGCTACATCTACCTAAACGCTGAGGATCAAGAAAAGAACTTACCAAAGGCAACAGGTCTAGCGTTCGAGGTTGATTCAGCTAAAGGTCCACAAGCAACATCAGCTTTGGAAGTATGTGAGACCAGCAGCATTGGTCGCGCATTAGCTAACGCAAACTATTCAGGCAACAAGAGGGCTAGTCGCGAGGAGATGGAAAAGGTTGCCAGAGATTCAAGACCAAAGGCAAGTGCTAAGGATTGGCTTGCTATGACCGAGGCATTAGGGAATGACATCGAGGGTTTACGATTGTTATACAGCCAAGCTAAAACAGGTGGCGCAACCGATGACACACTCGACAAGATCAAGGCAATCGCTAATGGACTTACAGGCAAAGAGGATTCTTCTAGCCTCAATTCTTGAAACTCAAGAGTGCCTACAAGAGCAGTTTGATGTGGGCGACTTCGATTCAATAAGTGTCATTTGGAAGTTACAAAGAGAGAAAGCTGAGAGGCTAAAAAATGGAGATTATTACACCAGGCCACATAGTCGAGGAACTACAAAGGCTGACCAAGGAGATGGACAAGGGAGCTAACGCTCTCTATGATGCCGAGTGCAAGCTGGCAGATGCTGATTCAGCGTATGACCGAGCTGTATCGCTGGCGTTCCTAAACAACTCTGGGACAGTAGCAGACCGGCAAGCTGTGGCTAAGTTGCAAGCAGTAGAGGAAAAGCTAAAGGCTGACCTTGCTAGGGCTGAATACAACAGGATCAAGACCAAGATGAAAACCCTGTCAGACCAAGCAACCATGATGGCTGTAATGAGCAAGAATGTCGAACTTCAGTGGCGACACGCCTAGCTGGTAGCCTTATCGGGTGATAGCCGAATCCTGCTCTTGTGGGGCCAAAATAAAGACTGATGATGCTCAGGCAATCAAGCTCGTTCGAGAGTGGCGGCGTAGGCATACCTGTATAACTGACAACACCGACAACACCGACATTGTTGAGGCTGTCAATGGTGGAATGGCAGACACCACAATCGCTTTAGGATTCCAACCTGGTGAGATGCCAGCCAAGATTTACGATCCGTTCGATGACTAAAAAACAATTCCAGAAATACCTAGAGCGCGACTTGGGATGTTGGCATTGTGGCACTCAAGGCGATGACCTGATACCTCACCACCGGCTCAATCGAGGGATGGGTAGTAAGAACCATTTGGCTAGTCAGCCGAGCAACATCATCCCACTTTGTGCCGAGGCTAACGGCTTGCTAGAGTCAAACGCTGCCTTCGCCGAGCATGGTCGCAAGCTGGGCTGGAAGCTAAGGAACCATGAAACGCCTACTGAAGTGCCTATCTTTGGGCATGGTGGCTGGTGGCTACTAAATGACGACTTTACAAAAGACTTGCTGGAATCAGACCCCGAATACTTTTAAGGTGCTATGGTAAACCTATAACTGAATAAAAAGATGCCCCCTAGAAGGTGAACTCCTAGAGGGCGTTGATAACCAACAATAAGGCTGTTGGCATCACTACTAAGTATAGTGTGCCGACTTTAGATAGGAGGCACATTTAGTGTTTAACTGGGAAAATAAATCACTCGCCGAGATTCTTGAATACTACGGCGGCAACATCTTCATGGCTGAGATGGACTACAAAGCCTACGGACTAGATGCCGAACAATGGGCGATGTTAGTCAAGGAAGCCTTTGACACCAAGGTAGTCAGCGCAACTGTATTGATGGTCATGCTTGATAGAGCGAGTGCGGCATGAACCTGTCGCTATTTGAAACCTCTGATTGGCTAGAACTAGAACGCTCAAGCGAGCCTTTAGTTTCAAGGGTCGAGATGGATGAGATTACTGCTGAGCTAATCAAACCATTTGACTACTCATCTGATGGCTCTGAGAGCTTCTATCCTTATCAAATCCCTTATGACATCCCTAAGACCTTTAACATCGGGGTCATAGTCGGAGCCTCTGGTACTGGTAAATCGACACTGCTAAATTCTTTTGGTAAGCCAACGCAAAACCAGTGGGGTGCAGGATCAATAGCCTCACATTTTGATTCACCTCTTGAGGCTAATCAAAAGCTATCTGCTGCTGGTCTAATGTCTGTACCAGAATGGGTAAAGCCTTTTAGCGCCTTATCAAATGGTCAGCAGTTTAGGGCCAATCTAGCTAGGTCATTAGGCCACAATGCAATTATTGATGAGTACACCTCAGTAGTGGACAGGAATGTTGCCAAGGCTGCATCAGCAGCGATGGCTAAGTATGTTAGGCGCAACGACCTTCAGGGAATTGTCTTGGCAACTGTGCATCGTGACATCCTTGAATACTTAGAGCCAGATTGGATTATTGACACAGACTTGGGCCAATGGACCAAAGAAAGGTGTCTTTGGCAACCAAACTTGGTACTCGACATTTATCCTGCCAGCAACAAGGTTTGGGGACACTTCGCTCAGTATCACTATCTCTCGCAATCACTCAACAAGACAGCAAGATGCTACATCGCCATTTGGGATGGGCAACTAGTTGGAGTGGTCGCAACTATGGCCTTTCCGTCTGGAACTTTGAAGGAAGCCTTTAGAGAGCATAGGCTAGTCATCCATCCAGACTTTCAAGGATTAGGTTTTGGTCCTAAACTTTCAGAGCTGGTGGCAAAGCACTACCTAGACAATGGCAAGCGTTACTTTTCTAAGACAAGCCACCCAAGACTAGGTGGATACCGAGATCAGTCTGACGAATGGAAACCCACATCAAAGAACCACATGAAAAGGCCAGACGGCTCAAATAATAAGAAGCTTATTAAGTGGCAGATAGACCCAAATCGGTGGTCATACTCACATGAATACATAGGCAATAAAGAAAGAGAGTTGACAGCATGAGCATCGAAGCTGTATCGCTAGTGCTAAACCAATCCAAAGCAACTGGCAGGGCAAAGCTAGTTCTGCTTGGAATTGCTAACCACCTTGGAGATCAGGGTGCTTGGCCTTCCATAAGCACATTAGCTAGGTATGCCAATGCCTCAGAGCGTTCGGTCAAGCGCGATATTCAAGAACTTGTCGAGCTTGGTGAGCTAAAGGTTGAACTGCAAAACGCACCAACGCGAACCCAATACAAGACCAATCTTTACTGGCTAACAATCGGGTCAGGGGTGACAAATTCGGCATCAGGGGTGACAGACTGGGTAAGCAGGGGTGACAGCTCAGGTAAATCAGGGGTGACACCTGTTGGCACGCAAAACATAATATTAACCATCAAAGAACCATCAATGAAACAGGCTGATATTGACTTTGATAATTTCTGGAAACTTTACCCAAAAAAGGTAGCCAAAGCTGATGCTGTAAAAGCCTGGAAAGTTGCTACTAAAAAGAAAACCGCTGATGAGTTATTGAAGCTGACCAAAGCCTACGCTGAGGGAAAGTTGCCAGAGGATAAATACATTCCCTACCCAGCCTCATGGCTAAACAAGGGACTCTATGAGAGTGTTGAAGTCGCTGAAGCCAAACCATTGCCTAAGCTGTTTGTAGGGAGAATAAAGTGACACAATTCGAGCAGTCAGTAATCGGATCAATCCTGCTGACCAACGGCAAGGCACTAGACAATCTGACTCTCACACCAACAGACTTTGACGATATTGCCAACGAGCGAATCTACAAAACCCTGCTAGAGATGAAGGCAGGTCGCCAGCCGATTGATGTGATGACAGTCGGTGCAGCCTTGCCAAAGCTTGCCAGCTATTTACATGACATCGTTACGGCAACCCCAACAGCAGCTTCAGTTAGCTACTACGCCAACAAGGTAATCGAGGATGCCACTAGGCGCAGACTTGCAGTTGCCGGCACAATGATTCACAGCAAGGCTCAGCATGAGGACTTGGCAACAGTATTTGACACAGCCAAAAAAGAGATTGATGAACTCATTGATCGCAACACCGCTACAAAGCCAAGCTATGTTGCCGATGAGCTACTGCCCTATCTTGACGAGATAGACAAGCCAAAGCATTACCCAGAAAGCCCTTGGCCTTTACTCAACGACATCATCACAGGATTCCGACCAGGTGCGCTTTACATCATCGGTGCAAGACCAGGTGTGGGTAAAACCATCGTTGGCTTACAGATTGCTTGGGAGCTATCTAAGCAAGGCCCTGTATCTTTTCACAGCCTTGAGATGGGTAAGAGTGAACTTTACAATCGCATAATCAGTATGGAAGCTGAGGTTTACATCGGCAACATCGAAAAGGGAAACCTACAAGAGTGGGAATGGGACAGGATTGCCAAGGTCAGGCAAGAGATTCAATCCCACCAGCTTGCTATCCATGACAAGTCAGGTCAGAACCTATTACAGATTCGGGCGCTCGCAAACAGCGTGAAGGGCAACAACAGACTCGAAGCGATTGTGGTGGACTACTTGGGTTTGATTCAAGACACCGAGCGAGGTCGCAAGCGTTACGAGATGATAACCGACATCTCCATCGGACTCAAGAACTTAGCTAGGGATTTGAATGTGCCGGTAATCGCTCTAGCCCAACTCAACCGAGGACCAGAGCAGCGCAAAGACTCTGAGCCTGACATGGCTGACCTAAGAGATTCAGGTGGCATCGAGCAGGATGCCGATTCGGTTATCTTGCTCCACAGAGTCCAGACTGAGGAAGATAAGTTTGATTGGCAAAAGAGCCAGATGATAATGAAGGTGGCAAAGAACCGACATGGTGGACTTGGAGAAGTGGCACTCAAGTTCGAGGGTCACCTTTCCAGAGTGATTGGCTAAGCTTATGGGGTGGATGACAATGTGGCCTTATGCTGCCGATGTGGAGCGACCTGGAAGGTCAACACCCATAAGCGCAAGCGCAAAGACCTCAAGTGCCAATCCTGTCGGATGCACCGAGCCTTGGTCATCAAGTATGGATCCGAGAAGTGCATCCCTTGGCAGGGCGATTTTGACAAGGCTACTCTTACCATCCCAATCTTTGACGGCAAGCCAGTCCTACCTGGCACTAGAACTTGTGGGCATCTCGACTGCACCAATCCCAACCATGTCGCTGGTGACCACTAGAGTAAAACAACAAATCGAAAGGAAATAAAGAGATGGCAATAATCAAAGTAAAGGGCGCAATAACTAGAGTCTTTTATGAAGGCAAGGGCATTGAGGTAACCGAGTCCTATGAAACCAAAACAGGCGAAACCATCAACAAGCGTTACACAGTCTGGCTGAAGCAGCCAACCACGCTTGAAGCTGGTGACACAGTTCAGGTCGAGGGCTTATACAGCTCGGAGATTGACAACTGGACCAACAAGGAAGGCGAGGCAAAGCAGTCCATCAAGGTAAGCATTAACAACCCCTTGGTACTTCCAGCCGAGCCACTAAACATCATCAAGGGAATCTTTGAACCGACTCACTCGGAGCAAAGTCCCTTTTGAAAAATCTCCGTTGGCTAGTCCCTGCCCTCACCGCCGGCATACTACTGAACCTATCGCTTCAAGATAAAAGCGTTCTTGATGGTGTGGGACTGGCCTTCGGTTTACTTTATGTCTGGGCTGCCATACTAGGAGCATGGGAGCTTTATGGCAGAGGTAAGCCTTAGCGTTACAGGCGACCCAGCCAGCCAAGGATCACACGCCATAATGCATGGCAGGATTGTCCAGGTCAACAGCTCAAAGCACAAGGCGTGGCGTAAGGCCATAGTCCAAGAAGCAATCGCAACCCTGCCGGATGACTGGCAACCAATAGACGAGCCATGCGAGCTAATCGTCAACTTTTATCTACCCAAGCCCAAGACAGTAGATCGCCAGCTACCCAGCGTGTCACCTGACCTAGACAAACTCATTAGGGCAGTAGGGGACAGCCTGACCGATTCAGGGGTGGTCATTGATGACAGCCGAATTGTCCGCATCTCAGCTAGGAAGCTCTACGCCGAGGGAATCGCGCCAGGAGCCACAATTCAGGTCAAAACCCTCAACTAGCCCTTTAGCGCGACACGCCGAAAACAGGCAAAAAACACAAAAATTTGACAATTTAGCCAAAAACTATGCTATTCTTTTACTACGGCCCAAGGGGGGCCAGAAAGAAGGCAACAAAGTGAACACCAGCAAAATGATTACCAGGCTAGTAGACAAGGGTGCAAACCCAGCTGACGCAGAGAAGCTAATGAAAGAGCTAATCGAAACCCTTAGCTCACACAACCTAATCGTGGCACTTAGATACCACAACTTCATCACCGCAGGACAAGCAGAAAAGATGAGGGAGAACGCATGAAAACAATAATTCTTTACCTAATCTCACTAACCGGCATCTTGATTGCAAGCTGGCAGATACAAGAGATACATCTCGGCTGGGGTTACACACTCGGAGTCGCAGGTTTGATCCTTGCCTTCTTTGTAGCAGTCAACGCACTAACAAAGGACACTCGCAAA